CTACGCGACCAGGTAGAGATGAATTCTTTCTATGAGATTGATAATAAAATTATTATTGATGATCGTATTAAAACTAAATTTACTAAAGAAGGGGCAACGAGGTTCAAAGCCCTCTTTGCCCCTGCTAAGACAATAGCCAAGAAACTATCGTCTAAATTTGCTATCTGATCACTTCACATAGGTTCTGCCACGATAGCAGAAAGTTCCGTGAACTGATTCAGTTTCATTGCACACTTCATACTTTACTCCACGATATGCTACTGATTTATTGTAGCTATCAATTTTGTTTTTGTTCTGTAGTTTTGCTTGAATGAGTGCGAGAGCGTTCATTTGATTGAAGAAGTTAGGGTTGACGATTCCCGTTCCTTCGGCTCGTACTTTCGTCTATAGCACAATTGCCACTTGTCGCTTTCATAACTTCACTGGTCAATTCAAGTTTTTGGTGATACTGAATATCAGTATCATTGATGCCTTGAACTATCCAGTTAGCTTCTGAACAAGTCAGGATGGAAGAAAGAAGAAATGGTACCATAGATCAACGATGCGTTGCTTCCTAGCTTACTTGCGCTTAAGGTAAACCTCAAGTGAACGTGGTGTTATTATAACACCTTTAATATTTAGTGTTAAGTGGTTTCTCTAGCTATTTCAGCAACAGTCTCCTGTTGCTTAAGATAAAGTTTGATCATATACTTTGCAACATCCTTTACTTGTTTGATATCTGACATAGAATCAATTTTTCTTGATTGCTGTTCAAATTCAAAACTTTTTGACATATTTGTCAATTGAATATCATTGTGATTCATTTTACCATTTACGGAGAGGACAAGAAGCAGATTTGAATCTGGTTTTTGCTTTTAACATGCAACCACACTTCTTGCATCTCACTTGAGTCTTGTCAAAGTGTTTACAAGGAGTACAGATTTCCATCCTGCGCTTAAACTCAGCATCATCAACCAAACGAGGGTTTCTGATTACCTTTCCTGATGTCTCAAGAAAGTTTTTGAGTTGTTGTTTACGAGAAGGATATTCTTTCTCAGTCATTAGAGTTTAAATCCTGCAAAAGCATTTTGTTTGATATCTTGATTTACTCCACCAATGACATAAGACTCAACTTCAGTCTCTTGTGGAGCAACCTGAACACCTTTAGATTTAATCCAGTGCTCAGTCCAAGGCAATGGATTGTTTCTGGCAGCAATTGAATACTCTGGTTGTAGACCAACAGCTTTCATTCTACGATTAGCTAGCCATTCAACATAATTACAAAGAAGTTTCTCAGACAAACCTATCATTGAGCCATCCTTGAATAGGTATTTAGCCCAAGCTTTCTCCTGGTTTACTGCATCAATGAACATTTTCCTTGAATGATCCATCTCTTCATGGTAGATCTTCTTTAGATCTGGGTCATCTCCATCTGCCCATTTATTGATGATATTCTGAGTCAACACAAGGTGCTGATTCTCATCACGTGCAATCAGTGAGATAATTTTTGCAGACCCTTCCATCACTTTGTTCTCACCAAAGGCAAAAGAACAAGCAAAGGAGACATAAAAGCGAATCCCTTCCAAGATGTTTACATTCATCATTGCACGGAACAACTTTCTCTTGAGTTCATAGCGACTCTCTCTAAAGGTGCCAGCATCCTCTTGAGCATACTGCCAATCACCACGAGCATATTGTTGTGCATCTTTGATAAAATCATCATAGGAGGTGGTCAGAGACCCTGCTCTCTCCATGATATTCTTATCACTCAAGATAGTCCCAAAAACTTCATCTGGGTCAGAATACAGATTCTTGATAATATGAGTATAGGAGCGAGAGTGAATCATCTCCATCAACTCCCACACAGTCATAGCAGACTCAAGTTCAGGTAGTGAACAGTATGGGATAAAAGCCATCCCAGGACCACGCCCCTGAATGGAGTCTAACATAACCTGATACTTGAGGTTAGAGGTAAAAATATGTTTTTGTTCTGGTCTTAGTGTTTGATAATCTGATCTATCTTTTTGTAGAGATACTTCATCTGGCCTCCAGAAGAACCCAAGTTGTGTTTGGGTTAACTTATCAAATACAGGGTATTTGAAAGAGGTGTATTGTTGAACTCCTAAGGGTTGCCCAAAGAACATTGGTTGGTTCTTTGTCTCTACAGGAGTTGGGTTGAAAACAGTCATTCCTTCTAGCATTGGCCTTTGATTAGAGTTTACAAGATTCGCAATCGTCTGTTAAAGATAACAATTCTAGAATTTCATCTTTTACCTCCGTGTCTGTTAGTTCTTCATCACCTTTACCATCATATGTGTTTTGATAATATAGAGTTTTGATGCCTAATTGATAACTGCGAAGTAGATCACCAATTAGAACTGAGGCAGGAACTTCTCTGCCCTCATAATGTTGGGGATTGTATGATGTATTAGTTGAGATGGATTGATCAAAGAATTTTTGAATCACTGCCATTATATTTAAGTATCCTTCCATGTCTTTGAGGTCCCACAATAGTGAATATTGTGATTTCAAAGTAGAATAGGATGGAACTATCTGCTTGAGAGTTCCTTTCTTAGACTTCTTAATTGACAGATAGTCTCTTGGGGGTTCCACTCCATTCGTTGCATTACAGACAACTGACGAGGACTCAGAAGGCATTTGGGCTGAGAGTGTTGAGTGTCGCATCCCAAACTTCTTAACTGACTTACGAAGACTCTCCCAATCCAGTTTGTAGTTTGGTTCAACAATTGAGTCAAGGTCAGACTTATAATGATCGATGGGTAGTAATCCCTGTGCATACTTTGTTTCTTTAAATCCATCACAATAACCAGGTTTGTTTCCAGGTCCTTCACCTTTTTCAACTGCCAGTTGTACTGACGCTTGTATTAGGTAGTATTGAAATGCCTCTGACAATTCATGTACCAGTGACAATGCAGCAGAATCATCATAGGTTACATTGTTCTTAGCAAGGTAATGTGCCAGTCCAATGAAACCAACACCAAGGGACCTTCTTGACTTAGTAGCAAGTTCTGCTGCTTTGATAGGATATCCTTGGTAATCAATCAACTCATCAAGAGCACGAACAGAGATGCTACAGAGTTCTTCTAAGTCATCTACTGAGCGAATCTTACCTACATTGATAGCAGATAGGATGCACAGAGCAATTTCACCTTGCTCATCATCAATATGATTGATTGACTTAGTAGGGAGGGTGATTTCCTGGCATAGATTGCTCATATACACAGGAACATCAAAGGAACTATGACTATTGCAATGGTCAATGTTCATTACATAGATTCTACCAGTCTCTGCCCTTTCTTTTACAAGGTCCAAGAATAGTTCTTGGGCACTGATTGTCTTCTTAGGGATGTCTGGATTGTTTTCATAGGATTTATACAAGTCATCAAATTCATCAGACCCAAAAGCATCATATAGACCAGGGACATCATGTGGAGAGAATAGGGTGATATCCTCAGCATTGATGAATCTCTCATAGAACAATTTACTCAACTGAATTGAGTAATCTAGTTTCCTTACCCTGTTGTCTTCTGTTCCTTTGTTGTTTTTGAGGACAAGGATGTCTTCGATTTCTTTGTGCCAAATTGGGAAGTGTACTGTCGCTGAACCTCCTCTAACTCCATTCTGAGTGCAGCATCTAACAGTGGCCTCAAACTTTTTAAGGAAAGGGATGATACCTGTATGTTTGACTTCACCATCACGAATCCTAGACCCCAAAGCCCGAACTCTACCAGCATTGATACCAATCCCCGCACGTTGACTCGTATAATACCCAATAGCCATATCAGAGGCAAAGATACTATCAAGGCTATCGTCAGTATCAACGAGGACACAAGAAGCATACTGACGAATAGGAGTTCTAACACCTGCCATAATAGGCGTCGGAATGTTGATAAGATGCTTCGAAATCGCATCGTAGTACCTTTTGACGAAGGATAGACGGGACGTTTTAGGGTAGGCATGGAAGATAGTAGCAGCAATCAACATATACATGAACTGAGGTGTCTCATACACCTGTCCACTAGACCTGTCTTGTACAAGGTATTTGTCATATACCTGACGCAAACCAGCATATGTAAATTTTAGGTCACGATCATGAGAGATGTATGAATCTAGTTCTCTAATGTCAGCAATGCTGTAGTGAGAGAGAATGTCAGGATCATATACTCCTTTTTTGATTCCAAAATGAATCTGTTGCTCTAGAGACCAAATATCATGGAGTTTGTTGAATATTGACTTGCGAATAGAAAATAGCAGTAGTCTTGCTGCAACAAACTGATAATTAGGATTATCAAGAGAGATTAGATCTGATGCAGAACGAATCAGAGTCTCTTGGATATCAGCAGTGGTGATTCCATCATAAAAAGATAACTGAGCGTTCATCTCTACCTGAGATGCAGAGACACCAGTCAATCCCTTACATGCCTCTTCAACCATCACATGAATTTTGTTGAGATCTAGGGCTTCAGATCCTCTACCATTTCGCTTTTTTACAAAGATTTCTGTCATCGTTTCCACTGATTGAACTTGAGTTTTGCTTGTAATCCTTTGTACGTATTTGATTCTACTATATCTTGAACTGGAAGTTCACCCATATGCATATCATTTGGGTCTTTGAAAGAAATATTTTCTGGCCAAATTACAATAGAGTGCCCATCACTGATGTGCTTCTCCATTCTGGAAGTGATTTGTTTGTTTCTGGGTTCATTGTCATAAACAAACACAACATCACTCCCAAGAATCCCAGAAATGGAAATATCAGCACCTGCCATAGCAACGCAGTTTCTGAGTAGGAGTGAATCCAGGGGTCCTTCTGTGATGTAGATTGTCTTTTCATAATCAATTCTATCTAATCCAAAGATTTTTGGTTGGTCTTCCAGCATGATAGTGATATAGCGAAGACCAGAAGAAGAAAGGGAACGGCCTTGGAAACCAAATACATTTCCCTCTTTATCTCTAAAAGGAATGATGATACGTCCTTCGTCTTGTTTGACATCTTGGAATGTACCTGGTTTAACTGTGTTAACCCATTCTTTAAATTTCTCTGCATAATACAGAGCTTCAAGTGGCAAACCTCTAGAAGTAATGTACTTCTTTGCCTGGTGTGTAGTATTTAGATCTTCCAGTTTTACCAAATTTGATAGAGGATTGCTCTT